ACGGCATCCTCGATGGTCCAGCAAACGGCCAGGACGACAGTGCCGACCGCGACGCGGTAGGGCGGCGGGGGCTCGTCTCCTGCGAGCTGGTCGCGGATCCATGCCGTCTCGCGGCGGATCCAATTGGTGAGAGCCTGCAGCATCACGCCACTCGCATGAGGGCGGCGCAGGCGCCGACGACGAAAGCGATCAGGCCGTAGCGGGAGACGGCGCGCATCGAGCGCGCGAAGGCCAAATCAGCGGCCTGGAGGCGGTAGGCGAGGCTATCAAAAAGCATGATGGGGCGCTCCATCTGGAACGCCCCTGTGTAACAAGATGTTTCGATACGGGCAAGCCCGTTTCAAAACACCGCTGCGACGCGAGAAAAAAATTCAGCGGATGCCGGAACCAACGACCAGATGCATTTTCGCAACTGATGCGCGAGGAAATCTTAACTCCTGCGCGGGGTTGAGCTGTTCCACGATGACGTCGGCTTCCGTCGTTCGCAGGTACTTTTTCACCATGCCGACGATCTCGTTGTGACCATCCGAGACGTGCAAAAGCACATACGACCCAGGATGCACCGGCCGCGAGGGGTGAATGAAGACCAACTCGCCCGGCTCGTAGCGCGGACTCATACAGTCGCCCACGACCTCGACCGCATAAGCGTTTTCGACATTAGCCAGTGCCCCTGGGCACGCCACCTGATCTGAGATAGTGCCATCCAACACCAGTACGCCCCCGTCGCCCGCCTGGGCTCGCCCGAGCACAGGAATTAACCTTTGAGTAGGTATAGCGGGCACTGTACGGGGGGCAACGTTAGAAACGGGGGAGGAGTATGGCGTGGCAGGCATGTCTCTACCATGCCACAGCCATTCGAAGGAGGTACCCAACAATCTTGCGTACAATCTAGCTGCGTTCTCGGTCAGGTCCCTGGCTCCGTTTTCGTGACTTCTATATGTGCCGGGGTTCACTCCCGCCTCGCGCATCGCCTCTCCGGCGCTATTGGCAGATTTGAAACCAGCATCGATGCGAGCTTGCCGGAGGCGCCCGCGGCGCAGGTCGTTTTGTGTCGGCGGCATATCCTGTCCGGGGTTGTGGGGCCTACCTTCGTCGAACGCGTTCATAGCCACTTCCCCGTTTTAATGGGCTTGACACTGTTTCGATACGCACGTATCAACTCGTACATGCGACATGCGGTTGTAACAGTAGCAGACCTTATAGCCCTCTGGCCGAGCGCCGAACAGTTCGCTCGTGATCTCGGCTGCAGGCATACGTCGCACGGGCGGACCATGCGGCTGCGAGGGTCAATTCCTCCTCGCTGGTGGCCCGCTGTGATCTTGGCGGCACGTCGCCGCCGGATCGAAGGAATTGATGAGGAATTGCTGGCGCGGCTCTATGAAGCGCGCCAAATCGAGCGGCTAAACAGCGCTCAACCGCCGCGGCGTGCTGCCGCGTGAGAGACTTCTCTCTCTTTTGCGTCGTGGTGGTGGCCTTGGGCGCCGCCCTGATCCTTCTCCAGGCCCCTGAAAAGTCGGCCTGGCCCGTCCAACCCAATGGCCCGGTGGTGATCCTGCCGGCGCAATGAACGGTGCCGCGCGCACCGAACGGGGGAGGTGTGCATTGTCGGACCCTAACATCATCGGACCATTCCAGCTTGAGCAATCCAGCCACGGCGTAGTCTTCCGGGCGGTGGGCTCGAAGCTCTCTTGGACTGTCTCTTTCGATGGCTGCCGCAGACTGCGCCAGCGCCTCGAGGAGCTTGAAACGAACGCCCGCCTCGCGGCGGCGGTCGAGCGCGGCAACGGCTTCAAGCGGAGCTGATCATGGCGCACCGATCCAAGCTCGGAACCGGGTGCCAGATGAAAGCGCTCGAGCTGCTTCAGTCCGGCATGTCGCGCGGCGATGTCTGCGCCGAGACCGGCCTCTCTCGTGATTATGTCTCGCGGCTCGCGAACAGAGCCGGGATCCCGCCCGAGGCAGGCCCATGGCAGGAGCGATACGACAAGGTCGTCGCTCTCCTGCGCGGCGGCATGCCTCAGAAAGAGATCGCGCGGCGCGTGGGGCTCTCCCCGCAGCGTGTCAGTGAGATCGGGCGCAAGACGGGCGTGCTTACCTATAAGATCCCGCCCCGCCATGTCAAGAAAATCGAAGTTCCGCGTTGGGTACATCCCGACAACCGTCCTCTTTATCGCGATCTCGCCGAGATCGAGGATGAATACGCCGCCGCGAGCTACTTCCGGCGGATGCAAGCTCAACATGCAGTGGCCTGAATGTCTCGCGTCGGTCATTTGGTGTTGTCCGCCGCCCGGCATTTGATCTGCCAGGATGCCCCTGCCGGGCGGCGTCTCTTACCACCGTTGCTCTCTCTATGGGTCAAACCATGCCCCGAAGGAGTAGCGACATGAGATCAACTTTTGCCCGGATCTGCGCAATGAAGACAGCAGACGACATCGCGGGGGAAGTGCGGGCCCGCCTGCATGACCTCGTCGTCAGCGCGGAGCGATCTACAGGCTCGCGCATGACGGCTTACCAAACCGTGGCCCGCCGCATCGGCACGTCCGCCTCGTTCGTGCGGAAGGTGATCGGGCGGCAGCAAGTCTCCTTGCTCGCTCACGTCACAGACAATATCCGGGCGGCCCATGCCGCCTACGAGGCGGCGTGCGCGTCCGTCGAGCGGGCTGCGGCCGCTCAACGAGACGAATATTTTGCGCAGGCAGAGGAGGATTGGCATCGTGCGGCTATTCAGGGCTCTCGTGAGCCTCGTGTTCTGGTTCGTCGTGAACAAGGCGCGCCGCTTCAGCCCCTAGTCCCTTCCGCGGACTTGTACGGGTGGCATCCATGACGCCGCGGAAGGTCACGCCGGCCGTCCGCGAGCGCATCGCGCAAATGCAAGAGGATGGCCTCACACAAGAGGCCATCGCTCGCGCCCTCGGCATCTCTCAATCCTACGTCTCGACGCTGGTCGGGACGAAGGGCGATCGCCGGCCAGTCACTGCCGCCGAGCGCAAAGCCATTCGCGAGGCGATCGAAAGCGGCCTCTCGGTCACTGAGACTGCGGCGCGGCTCGGGCGGGCTCGCAAGGTGGTCCAGCGCTATTCGCGCGGCATTCCTCGCGCTGGCGATCCTCGCCGGCTCACACCTGAGCAAATCGCGGAAGCGCGCCGGCTGTGGGTGCTCGGCGTCCCGACCGCGGAAATCGCCGGACGGGTCGGCTGCGGCGAAAAAGGCGTGCGGAGCAACTGCCGCGACCTCGAGCGCCCCGACGTCTCGCCCCGCGAGGCGCGCCTCGTCGCGGCGTACCGGGCCGGCGTGCGCGGCGAACAGCTCGCCCGCCGCTTTGGCTACGGCGGCGGCCATGCGGCGCGACAGGCCGTGCGCCGAGTGATGAACCGGGTGGAGGCCGCGCATGTCTGACGCGCCCGGCCTGCCGGCCGTCATCGTGACGCTGCCCTATCCGCCCTCTGCCAATCGCATGTGGCGGCACGTCGGGGCGAAGGTGCTCCGGTCCGCGACTTACGAGAAGTGGCGCAAGCAATGCGCTCTGCTGATCAACCTCGAAACCAAGGGCTACGGCATCCGTGGTCCCTACGCGATGACGCTAGCGGCCGGCCGGCCGGACCAGCGGCGGCGAGACATCGACAATCTGATCAAGCCGGTTGGTGACGTGCTCGTGCTCGCCGGAGCCGTCGAGGATGACTGCGACTGTCAGCGCGTTGTCGCCGCCTGGGCGCCGGGCGTGACCGGCGTTCGCGTGACCGTGCTCGAAACCCGGCGGGTCGACTGACCCGCCACCAGTTCCCCGCCGCTCGCGGTCGGGATGCGCAGAGCGCGGCTTCGGGTCCGACCCCCGCCCGCGCTCATCACAATGGAGATAGACATGGCAATCAGCCTCAAGAGCCTGCGGCGCACGAGGAGCGCGGACCCGCCGCGGCTCATCCTCTACGGGCCCGAGAAGGCCGGCAAAACGACCCTGGCAAGCGAGTTCCCGGCGCCCGTCTTCCTGCAGACCGAGCAGGGCGCCGGCCTTCTGGAAATCGATACCTTCGGCAAGCTCACAAGCTATGCCGACGTGATGGACGCGATCGGCGCCCTGTATGACGGCGACCATCAATTCGGAACGGTCGTCGTCGACAGCGTCACCGCTCTGCAGCCGCTCATTTGGGCCGAGACCGGCGAGCGCGGCGACGACAAGGGCAACAAAAAGAAACGGATCGAAGATTTCGGCTATGGCAAGGGTTACGTCTATGCCTTGCAGGTGTGGGCGGAATTCCTCGAAGGTCTGGAGGCGCTGCGCCGCGATCGGAATATGGGCATCGTCTTGATCGCCCATAGCAAAATCGAGCGGTTCGATGATCCCGAGACGGTCGCTTATTCGCGCTATGAGATCGATCTGCACGAAAAGGCGCGGGATTTCCTCAAGCGCGAGGTCGACGCGGTGCTTCTCCTCAAGCCCGACGTGACGATCAAGACGGAAGATGCGGGCTTCAACAAGACCAGGGCGCGGGCGGACGGCGGTCGATCCGTCTGGATCCATGGCACGTCCCGCCCCGCCTACACGGCCGGTTCTCGCTACAGCCTGCCGGATCGCATCCTCTACGAACCCGGCCAGGGCTATGCCGCCCTTGCCGAGTATTTCCCATCCTCACCAGCAAAGCAGAAGGCGGCGTAACCATGGCTGATCTTGGAAACGTTTTCGACCCAAACGAAGTCCCGGAAGATGATCGCAATTTCGAGCCGCTGCCGGCTGGCGAATATGTGTGTCAGGTGATTGAAAGCGATCTGGAGGAACTGAAGTCCGGCAAGGGTGACGCGCTCAAGCTGACAATCGAGGTCATCGAAGGGCCGCACGCAAACCGGCGCCTGTGGGATCGGCTCAACATCAGGCACGACAATGCCACCGCGCAATCCATCGCGCAGCGGGCGCTCGCGGACCTCTGTCAGGCGGTCGGCGTCGGCGCGATCCGCGACAGCGAGGAATTGCATTACAAGTCGTTCGTCGCGCGGATCGCCATCGAGACGGACAAGAGCGGGCAGTATGAGCCGCGCAACACGGTGAAGCGCTACAAGGCCCGCGCGGGCAAGCCGCCCGCCGCTAAGGCGGCGCAGCCGCAGCGTTCCGCGGCTGCGCAGCGGGCCGCAGCCTCGTCGACCGGCGCCCGGCCCTGGTCGCGCTCAAGCGCCCCGCAGCGGCCCGAGATCGACGACGATATCCCGTTCTAGCGCACAGGCGGCCGGCCGGAGTTTGGAGCGCTCCGGCCGGCCGCTCTCCCCATGCCTGACGACACGGAATCACGCGGAGCGCGCGGACAATGACCTATACACCATTGCGAGGCAGGAGAGTGACCCTCGACCGCGAGGCCGGCCCGTTCCGGCCCTGCCGCTACTGCGACAGCGCCGTTGCCGTCATTGCGGACGGCAGCGGTCCGCATCTCGCGGCGATCCGCTGCGCCGGCTGCGAGCGGCATCTGTCGTGGATGCCTAAAGCGGACCATGCGCGCCTCTGCGCGGAAGTGGGGGCGCGCTGATGGTGGCGATCCCCGCCCCGATCTCGCACACCGTCCTGGCGATCGACGCCGCGACTGCGGCCGAGGCGCAAGCCGACGCCTGGGACAGCGCCGGCATTCCGATGTCGAGCGTTGGCGACCCGTGCGACCGGGCGCTTTGGTATCTCCTGCGTTGGGCCGCAGAGCCAGAGCAGATGACCGGCCCGAAGGCGCGCCGGCTGCGCGGCGGGCGGATTTTCGAGCCGCTGATCCTCGACGGGCTCGCAATGACCGGCGCCGACGTGCGGCGCATCGATCCGGCGACGGGCAAGCAGTACGCGGTCGCGCTCGCAGGCGGTTGGCTGCGCGGGCGCATGGACGCAGTTGCTACCGGCATCATCGAGGCGCCGAAGGCCGAGCACGTCGTCGAGGGAAAGGCGATGAACGAACGCGCCTTCAAAGACTTGGAAAAGAAGGGGCTGCGGGATGCGAAGCACGATCATTATGCCCAAGTGCAGCTCTATATGCACGGAAGCGGCATACATCGCTGCCTCTACCTCGCATTATCAAAAAATACTGACGAGCTTTATGCGGAGCGGGTCGCCTATGACCCCGCGTTCGCTCTCGCCCTCGTCGCTCGGGTCGAGCGCATCGTTGCCGCGCAGCGACCTCCCGTCCGCCTCCATGACGACCCGTCCTCGAAGTCGGCGTTTGCCTGCCAATGGTGCCGGGCGCGGCCACAGTGTCACGAGGCGGCTTTCTCGCGGGCGAATTGCCGGACCTGCCTGCATTCATCCCTCGCCGATGGCGGGCGCGTGATCTGCGAGCGGGGGGGGCGAGCGCTGTCCTATGAGCAGCAACAGGCCGGCTGTCCGGCGCATCGCTACGTGCCCGACCTCGTGCCTGGCGAGCAGGTCGACGTGATCGGCGACGATGTCGTGATCTACCGCCTCGCGGATGGATCCGAGTGGCGCGACGGCGCGGGGGTGGCCTGATGCCAGACCTGCGCCCCTACCAACGCGAAGCGGTTGATTCCGTCCTGAAATACTGGTCCGAGGGCGGCGGCAACCCGCTCGTCGAGGCCGCAACCGGCGTCGGCAAGTCCGTGATGATCTCGACCCTTACGCGCGAGATCATGACAAGCTGGCCGGACATGCGCGTGCTTATGCTCGTGCACGTCAAGGAGCTGGTCGAGCAGAACGCGATGGCGCTCCTGCGCGACTGGCCCGGCGCGCCGGTCGGCATCAACTCGGCCGGGCTCGGCCGGCGGGACGAGCGGCACCCGATCCTGTTTGCGAGCATTCAAAGCGTGTTCCGGTCGGCGAAGCGGCTCGGGGCGCGCGACCTCGTGCTGATCGACGAAGCGCACCTCGTGCCGAAGTCGGGCGATGGGATGTACCGTCGCCTGCTCGATGATCTGAGAGAGCAGGCGCCCGACCTGCGGGTGGCGGGCTTCACGGCGACCGCCTATCGGCTCGACAGCGGGCGCCTCGACGTGGGCGACGATCGGCTGTTCGATCGCATCGTGTTCTCATACGGCATCGGTGAAGGGATCCGTGACGGGTACCTGTCGCCGCTGATCTCAAAGGCGACGCTCACGAAAATGGACGTCTCGGGCGTGGCGCGCCGGGGCGGCGAGTTCGTCGCCGGAGCGCTCGAGGCTGCGGTCGATCAGGAGGCGATCACCCGCGCGGCGGTCGACGAACTTGTGACGCTCGGCGCCGAGCGCAAGTCCTGGCTCCTGTTTGCCGCGGGCGTGGGGCACGCCGCGCACCTGCGGGACGAGGTTCGCTCGCGCGGCATCTCCTGCGAGATGGTGTCTGGCGACACGCCATCCGGCGAGCGGGACCGGATCATCCGCGACTTTCGCGCCGGCCGCATCCGCTGCCTGACGAACTGCGCCGTCCTGACGACCGGCTTTGATGCGCCAGGCGTCGACCTCGTCGGAATGCTGCGGCCGACGCTCTCGACTGGCCTCTATGTGCAGATCGTCGGGCGCGGGACGCGGCTCGCGCCCGGCAAAGAGAACTGCCTGATTTTGGATTGGGCGGGCAATGTGCGCCGTCACGGGCCGGTCGATGCGCTCAACGTGCGCGGCACCGGTGGCGGCACGGGCGCCGCCGTCACGGTCGACACGGTGCGGGCGAAGGAATGCCCGAAGTGTCAGACCATGGTCGCGCTCAACGTGATGACCTGCACGGCCTGCGGGCACGAATGGGAGCGCGACCTCACGCCGAAGCACACCGCCTATGCGGACGGCCAGCACGAAATCCTGAACTCCAATGAGCCGCCTTGGATCGACGTGGATCGAATGACTTTCCGGTGCTGGCGAAAGGCCGGCAAGCCGGACAGCCTGCGCGTCGACTTCTGGTGCGGCCTGACCTCTTACTCTGTTTGGGTTTGTCTGGAGCACGAAGGCTTGCCGCGCCGCAAGGCGGTGGAGTGGTGGGATCGGTTCGGGGGCGGTGTCTCTGCGCCTGCGGACGTTGAGGAAGCGCTGTGCCTTTCTGATTATCTTGTCTGGCCGGCGCAAATCCGCGCCCGGAAGAATGGCGATTGGTGGGAGGTCATCGGCTACCGCTGGCGGGCCGGCGGTGGCTGGTCCTACCGGGCCGTGCATCCGGACGAGGATGAAGAGGTGGCGGCATGACCCGGCGCCTCGACAACCCGGAAAGCTGCTTTGTGTGCCGGCGCCGCGCGGATGGCATCGGCACCGGCGGGACGCAAGAGGGCCGCCGCATCGGGTGGCTGTGCCGCGAGTGCGCGGACATCGGCGCCAAAGCCTACGCGATGCCGGCGCGGGCCTGGGACGAGTACGAAACCCGCGCTCTTGCGACCGCAGGCGCGGTGGCCGGCGCCTATCTGGAGCGGATCGGGCAGACCGACTTGGCCCGGCTCTATCCCGAAACCTGGGCCGAATTCCTGCGCGTCGCGCTCGACGCCTTCGGCAGCGCCATTCGGCGCGAGGTGTTTCGCGGCGCGGTGCGGGATGGGTTCGGGGCCGTGGTGATCGCCCCGGGCGATGAGCAATCAGAGATAGAGGACGCGGCGTAATGGTGGCACTTCCCGAGATTTTCGACGCAGCCGCGCACCAAGTCCTCTCAAACCTCGACCTCGCTCTAGACCTCGCCGCGCAGGGGGTGGCGGTGTTTCCCTGCCAGCCGGACGGCGAGGGGGTGAAGTGCCCCTATCCGGGCGTGTTCTGGCGCAATCAGAGCACAACGTCCGAGCACCGGATCCGGCAGTGGTGGGACCGCTGGCCCGACGCGCTACCCGCCATCGATCTCGCGAAGATTGGGCGCTTCGTGATCGACCTCGACGGGGCGGGCGGCCTGCGGGATTGGGAAACGGTTACGGCCGGCCGCGAGTGGTGGGCGCCGAGCATCGAGACGCCGTCCGGCGGGCGGCATCTGTGGTTCGCGCAGCCCGAAGGTGTGGTGCTCGGCAACGGGCGCGGCAGCCTGCCGCCCAAGGGAGTGAAAGAGGGAATCGACGTGCGCGGGGCGGGCGGCTACGTGATAGCGCCCGGCGCCGTGCTCTTCGACGGCCGGCGCTACGAACCGGACGGCGACGATTTCCTGTCCGCCCCGCCCGCGCCGGATTGGCTCGTCGGCATCCTGACGAAGGATCCGGCACCGCAGGCCGAAGGGGTTGCGCTGCGCACCGAGCCGGGCCCGCCCGTCTCGGATGAGCGCAAACGGCAATACGGTGAGAAGGCGCTGGCCGAGGAAATGCGAACGCTCGCCGCGGCGGTGCCGGGCGCCCGGAATGAGACTGCGAACCTCTGCGCCTTCCGCATCGGGCAGCTCGTCGGCGGCGGCTGCCTCACCGAGCGGGAGGCATACGCGGCCCTGCACAACGCGGCGGCGTCGTGGGGCATCCGGGCGAACGACAAGGCGCTCGGGCCGCGCGGGACGATCGCACGGGCGATCCGCGACGGCGCGCGCTCGCCCCGGGGGCCGGCCGAGGAACCAACGACCATCATCAGCCTGGCCCGGCACGTCGCCGAGGCGCCACCGCACGATCCTGAGACGGGCGAGGTCATCGAGGAGCCCGCGGCCGATGCGTGGGAGCTTCCAACGGGGTGGGAACAGGCGCCCGGCCTTGTCGGCGAGCTGGCGGACTGGATTTGCGCGACGGCGCGCCGGCCGCAGCCGGCCCTGGCGGTGGGTGCCGCGCTCGCGATCGTCGGCACGCTCGCCGGCCGGCATGTGGTAGGCCCGACCGGCTCGGGCACGCATCTCTACGTGGTCGGGCTCGCCCCCACCGGCGCCGGCAAGGATCACGCGCTACAGCAGACCATGGCCTGCCTCACGGCGGCCGATGCCGCGCACCTGATCGGGCCAAGCCAGTTCATCAGCATGCCGGCCGTCATCAACTTTTTGGTTCGGGCGCCTCTGAGCCTGTGCGCCATGGATGAGTTTGGCGCCTTCCTCAAGCGGATCAACAACAGGAAGGCGAGCGGCTTCGAGGGCGCGATCACGGGCATTCTGCGTACGGCCTGGGGCTCGTCCGGAAAGGCCATGCCGACGCCAGAATGGGCCGGCCGGGCGGCGCAGGTGATCCAATCGCCGGCGCTGTCGATCTATGGCGTCTCGACGGCCGAGGAGTTCTATTCGGCTTTGGAAGGCGGCGACACGTCGAACGGCGTGCTGAATCGGCTTCTCGTCATCGAGACGCGCCAGAGGCCGAAGGATCGGGCGCCGGCGGCGGATCCGCTCACCGTGCCGGCCGCTCTCGCGGACGCGCTGAAGGCCGTTCTGAACCGCGCCGGGCCGATGGTGGCGGCGCAGTTGCAGCGGTTCGACGTGGCGCCCCCCGTCTACCGCGTGCCGTGGGGCAAGGGTGCCGAGGCGGCGTTTCAAGACATGGTCGAGGAGATCTATTCGCTCTGCGACGGCAACGTGATGGCGCAGGCGTTCTATGCTCGCGCAGCCGAAACGGCGGTGCGGATCGCGACCATCCTCGCGGTCGGCGAGAACCCGAGCCGCCCCGTGGTGACGGCCGAGCTGTTCGCCTGGGCGCGGACATTTTCCATGTGGGCAGCCCGCAATCTGGAGCGCGGCGGGACCGAGCACATCTCGGACAGCGAGAACCAGACGCATGCCAATCTCGTGCGGCGCGCCATCCGCGAGAACGCCAAGCGCGACGGCACGGGCCGGATCAAGCACCGCGATCTGCTGCGCTGTCTCAATCACCGGATCAAAAACCGCGACCTCGTCGAGGTCGTGAAGGCGCTGGTCGAGGCCGAGGAGATCGGCATCGAAAAGACCGTTCCGGAGGGCGGCGGGCCGCCGACCATCCGCTATTGGCTGTGCGGGAAAGACGCCTGACGTTTGGCAGGACGTCCGTCAGAGGGGAGCGTTTGTCAGCCTGACAAACGCTCCCCTCTTTTCGTTTGTCACTGTCAAACGGCGTTCGTCAGGGTCGCTCCTGACAGTGCTAAGTCCTTGATCTGATAGATATATTTCTACGTTTGTCAATTGACAGCGAGATTGAATGAGATGGAGAACAAAGCGTGAAGGTCTCAATGGGGATTTTATATTCCTGACAAACGGACAAACGCCCCAGGGGCGGGTTTGGGCCGCCCGGGGCGACGGGCGGCTTGCGCGCCCCGGTTGCGATCGACGCGCCGGATTGTAAATTGTCGTTATTCAATTGCCGGAGGATGTCGTGGACGTGCTGAAGATCGAGCGAGGAATTCCGATGCCAAAGAGACGGGCGGCACCGAGGAAGTACCCCTTCGACAAGATGAAGGCTGGAGACAGCTTCTTCATCGAGACCGCCGCGGATCGCTCCCGGGCTGTCGTGCAGGCGTCTGTGGCTGCCACCGCTAGGGCCCGTGGCGTGCAGATTACGACCCGAACAGTGGACGGCGGTATTCGCGTCTGGCGCACCGCTTGAACCGGCGCCGCGGCCCGCTATCCTAGCCATCGCGCATTCCGACCGTGGAGCGGCGACCTTGAGAGAGGCCGCCGTGATGAGTACCGAGTACACGACGACTGACCCCGCCATCCGGATCTGGATTGCGGTCTACACCGCCCCAAACGCCGAGATCGCCGTCCGCGATGCCGTACAGGGCTTGGGGTATCCGGTCCTGTTACCAACCGCGATGGTGGAGATGAGGCACGCCCGGCGAGCCATGATGATCGACCGGCCCGTGTTTCCGCGCTACGCCTTCGTCGGCCTGCCGGTCGGCCGGTCCTGGTATCCCCTGCGGACCGTGACGGGCGTCACAGGCGTGGTCTCCCGCAACGGCGAGCCGCAGGCGCTCAACGACAAGGCCGTGCGGCTCTTGCGAGCCGCCATCGAGGCCGACGCATTCGCCAAGCGCCAGACGGCAGAATTCAGCGAAGGGCAGAAGGTGCAGGTAACGGTCGGCTCAACTCCAGTCGAGGCGTTCGTTGAGCGGGTCGTCAACACGCTGCCGGCGCAACGTGTGGATATCATGTTCCGGCTGTTCGGAAAGGAACACCGCCGATCCGTCCCGGTTGACCGGATACGCGCGGCGTGAGATTGTGCCGTTGCTTGCAGGGCTGGTGGTGTTGCAAATATGCAACCACCCGTCCTGCGGATGCTATGGTAGAGCCGCACAAGCAGGCTCCGAGCGCCCTTCCGAAATACTCATCTTAGGCTTCGATGCCCTGGCGTAACGGCTCCGGCCCGTCTGTCGCAATCGTGCTCGGGGCTGTCACTCTGGCCGCGTTAGCTCTTGCGACCGTCGCAATCGTCACCCTTTGGGCCGCACCTTGATCCCTTCGGCGTCCGCTGTTCGCGTCTCTGCCTCGCATCCTGCAGCGGTCGCCGATCTCGCGGGGCCGGCTTTCGTCGCTGGGGCCGGTCCCGCACACTTCCCGCACGGGGCCTGTATGGACAGATCAGCCACCGTCCGGCGGGTGGGCAGCATGGTGGTGGTGCGGATCGCGGGGCTCGGGTCCGTCAGCATGACGCCTCGGCAGGCCAAGCGTCTGGCCCGGGACGTTGTGACAGTCGCAGCGGCCATTGATCCGCTGTTCGATGCGCTCGACACGCCGCAGTGCCTCGAACTTGCCCGTGCTGCGGGTCAGGGGATGAGCGGCCCGTGCGAGATCTGCGGGCAGGGCCCGTGCCGCGAGAGGCAGTGACAGTCCGGAGCTACCCTATGCAGGCGATGAGCGATTACCTGATCAAGGGATGGCTGCTCTTTGGCTTTGCCGTGTGGGCGCCTGTGATCGCTACTGCTGAGTATTTCGGCCGGCCGAATGAGCGGCGCTGACCGCCGCACGGCTGCGGCACGGGGTTACGATGCGCGGTGGCGCCGGGCTCGGACAGCCTACCTACAGCAGCATCCGTTGTGCGCTGAGTGTGATCGGGCAGGGATCCTGACCCCGGCCAGTGTCATCCACCATTCCCCGCCGCACCGTGGGGATATGAGGCTGTTTTGGGATAGCAGTACGTGGCGGCCAATGTGCAAAGCCTGCCACGACAGCATAGGCGCCCGAGAGGATAGGGGCACCGCACCCACACCAACGGGTGCAGACGGTTGGCCTACTGGATCTTGAGGCGGGTGGTGATCTGGCGCCTGCCTGCCTGATGCCTCACCCATAGGGCAGACAGTCCGAGTGTGCTGGACACGAGCACCAGGGTCGCAACGATATCGGCCATTGGTCTGCCTCTCTGCTGAGAGCTCACAGAATACGGCCAGACTGTGACAGGGTCGTCTGAGTCACTTTGACTCACGACTTTTGTAGACCAGGGGGGGGAGGGCAAAAGTTCCCGCCCTGCCGCCAATAGAC